TTAACCTCGAAAAGATTAATCCTGGTAATGTTTTCCCAACACCTGCTTCATGGGCAAGATTTGATGAAGTTTTAAAGTTTTGTGATGTTGATCTCTATAACAATAGAGAAAGCTTTGATATATTTAATACTGCAATTGGCTTTATCGGACAAGAAGCTGCTGTAGAGTTTACTGACTTTGTAAAGAAATATGAGATTGTTGTTACACCAGAACAATTATTAAAGAGTTTTAATAGCTGTAAAGATAAGTTAGAAGCTATGTCAAACGACAGAATTAACTCTCTTATAGAAAGGCTTGGAGAACATGGCACAACTAATGATTGGACTGTTACACAGGCTAAGAATGCAGCTAAGCTAGGAAAGATGATATCTGAAGAAATGATGATTCACTTTTGGTCTTGCGTTACAAAAGGCAAAAATATTGAAACAATCCAGAAGTTCCATAAAGAAATCGGATCTTACGTTGTTGAAGTTGTCAACAGCAATCGTGACTTGTTAAACAAATAAGGACTTGCAATGAGTAAAAACAAGAACAACAACAATCTTCTTGTAAGAAGAAAAGCAACTAAAAAGCAAATTGAAGAGTTTAGTATACAAAAACACTTAGTAGAGTTTCTATGGTCAGAGCCTTTTTACAGCAGAATACTAAGATCCTTAAATAAAGAAGAGACAACAGAAATCCCAACAGCAGGTGTGACTTGTATTGATGGTAACATTACTCTTTATTGGAATAGAGAATTCTTAGCTGGTTTAAGTAAACAAGAAGTTATGGGTTTATTAAAACATGAATGTCTACACTTGGTTTTTGGTCACACAACAGAAAGAAGAAGAGATCCACATATAATCTGGAACTACGGCACAGACTTAGCTATTAACTCTACAATCCCTAGACATGAGTTACCTCAAGGAGGATTAGTTCCTGGCGAACGTTTAAAGCTTGAAAAGAGTCAGCTAGACCACATGACAGATGAGGAAGCTGAAAAATTTAATAAGCTATCTGATCTTATTGCTAGTTTGCCTTTAAATAAGACATCTGAGTTTTATTTTGAAAAGTTAATATCAGACCCAGAAATAAAAGAGTTTATAGAAGAAATGCAAGGTAATAGCGAAGTAGCTATTGGCTTTGATGATCATGACGGTTGGGATGAGATGTCTGATCAAGAAAAAGAGTTGTTGCAAGGTAAGATTAAAGAGCTTGTAAAGGAAGCAGCTGCTGAAGCAGAAAATAGAAATTGGGGATCAGTTTCTGCTGAGACTCGCCAAGAGATTTACAAGATGCTTGCTAACAAGATCAAGTGGGAATCTTTGTTAAAGAGATTCTGCGGTTTTACTAGAAAAGACGAGAGAAGATCTTCTATTAGGAAACTAAACAGAAAGTATCCTGGCATTCATCCTGGTTCTAAAAAGATATATCGTCCAATGATTGCAGTTTATATTGACGAAAGTGGTTCTGTTTCTAATAAAGAACTATCTTCTTTTTACGCAGAGCTAGATAATCTATCAAGCAATACAGACTTCTATCTATACAAGTTTGATCATTTGGTAAATGATAAGAATGGTTTCTTGTGGAAAAAGAACAAACGACCAAACATAAAAAGAGAACTAACAGGTGGAACAAGCTTTGATGCTGTTGCTAAGCATGCATTAAAAAACAAAAAGAAGTTTGACGGATATGTTATTTTAACAGATGGCGGTGCACCGCAGCCTAGAGCAACTAGAGGTATGAAAAGATGTTGGGTTTTAGCTGAAAACTGTAAGCTTGCATTCGATCATGACAAAGTTGATATTGTCATAAACATGTAAATAAATTTATAAAAGAGAGAATTATGTTATATAATTTTAATACTGAAACATTTAAGTTGGTTAAAGAAAATAATCAAGTTAAGCTGTACCATAAAGCACAAAATAAGTGGTCTCAAGGTTGGACCTTTATTGGTAAATATAAGACAACACAACTAGCAGAAAATGCTGCAAAACTTTATACAAAGTAAAAGGATATAAACATTATGATGCGTTACAAGATTACAATTGATCGACATGGCTTAGGCGAATATGAGAAGAGTATTGTTGATTATGTTTTTGAGTCAACATCACCAAAAGATGCTATTAGAAGAGTTCAGTCTGTTTATGATAGATGTGAAAGAACAAGAAAGAGAATTCCTTATAACTCAAAGCTATTTTTAGAAGCCGTAGCCATTTCAGCTGATGTTGATTTGGCGAAGATTAAGTAATGTAATATGCTTTATTACATAGGCGTTTTTTTTATTCTTATTTTAAATGCCGGAATACTTTTTGATCAAACCCATCACAATAAAGAGTTAAGTAAATTAAATCCTTACTTAGTTTTAATTGTGTTGGGTTTGTTTTTTTTAATAGAAGTAATGTTTTTTTCTGCCATATACGTGATTACAACTAAAATAATAGGACTGTTATAGTGATAGAAGCAATTAACACATTCTTACAGCAAATGAACTCTTCAAACTCTTCTAACAACAAAGTTGAAATCATGAGAAGTGTTGATAGACATGTAAGAAGAGTTTTATATTATACATATAATAGTTTTATGCAGTATAATGTTACAACAAAAGTAATAAATAAAAGAAAAGATTTAGTCAACAAAGATACAAAGTTTGTTTCTATTTTTAATCTGTTGGACTCTTTAAATCAAAGGCTAATAACAGGACATAAAGCTATAGAAGAAACAAACGGTTTTATTTTAAATAATCCTGAGTATAAAGAATTGTTGGGTCTAATATTAGACAGGAATCTTAAGATAAGAGTTTCTGTTAAGTTGATTAATAAAGCCTTGCCGGGTTTAATACCTACTTTTAATGTAGCACTAGCAGCTAAGTATGATGATAAAACAAAGAAGAAAGTAGACTTTAGTAAAGATGTTTGGTATGTATCAAGAAAACTCGATGGTGTTCGCTGCCTTATTGTGGTTGACGACAAAGGAAAAGCAAAGTCATTTTCAAGAGCAGGAAAACAGTTTCATACATTATCCTTGGTAGAGAATGAAATAGAAAAGTTAGGTGTTAAAAACGTTGTCTACGACGGAGAAATGTGTATTGTAGATGAAAAAGGAAACGAAGACTTTCAGAACATAATGAAAGAAATTGGACGCAAAGATCATACAATACAACAAGGTCTATTTCAGATATTTGATTTTATACCTTACGAGATTTTCAAAAAAGGCACGTCTGACTCTGGAACTTTCTCGCAAAGAGTGTTTGCTTTGCAAAATCTCTTGTTGGGAGGAAATCATATGTACATCGACTTTTTAGAGCAAATACCTGTTTCTAATTTTGAAGAGATAGAATCACTATCTTTAAGTGCATCTGAAAAAGGTTGGGAAGGATTAATGTTAAGAAAAAACTCAACGTATAAAGGTAAAAGGTCAGATGACATTTTAAAGTTAAAAACATTTCATGACGACGAATATAAAGTTGTTGATACTTTTTCTGGACCCTTTCGTTATATTAAAGAGGGTTTAGAAGTTGAAGAAGAAATGTTAAGTGGCGTTGCTATTGAACACAAAGGAAACATTGTTAGAGTTGGTAGTGGTTTTTCTATAGACCAAAGAAAGCATTTATATAACAACCCAAAAGATATTTTAGGAAAGACAATAACAGTTCAATATTTCGAAGAATCTCAAAATCAAAACGGTGAGTATTCATTAAGATTTCCTGTTATAAAAGTTATTCATGGTAACGAAAGAAACTTTTAGTTTTTGTTCTAAATTTCTTCTTATGATTAATACTTAACGTATAAGATATATCAAAGAGGCAATTATGAAGATAACAGAAAGAAAACTAAGAAGTATTATTAGAAGTGTTATAAAAGAAAATTTAGATGGTGAACATGACCCAACAATGGACCCAGATTCTGCTGAATATTTAGACACACTCGATCCTTCGAACCCGCACTTTGATCACGCTTCACCTGCTTATAATCATCCTTTTATAGAAATATTTGAGCAAATGTGTGCAGCTTGGATGAAAAGCACTTCTAATGAAGAAAAGAAACAAATACAACAAGCCTCAAAAGCTTTACATGATGAGTCTGAAAAGGATGTTAGTGCACTTAGGTCTCAACTATCATTGTGCGCTCCAGAAGCTTTAGACGCAATATTACCTGCAGAACCT